GGGAGACCCCCTTGTGCGTTAATTCGCACTTGGAGCCTCCCCACCATGATCGGCGCACCGTGTGGTGTTTCCGATGTCCTAGCGAGTGTCTTGCTAGGATGGTCTACAGGTATCATCGCTGAATCTGTAGATTCTTTAGTGATAACGGCAATGTTGCCGCACTAATTGCATTGCATGTTGGAGGATTTTATGAAATATGAACGTACCCGCGAGGATGACTCGCGAACCCCTTTGTCTAAGACCGGCACTGCAACCCAATGTAACGGGTCTAGCACTACGGTCGATACGCCCTTGGATGATCCAAGCACGGGCCTTTTTAATGGCTCGTATAGGAGAACCAAGGATTGGGTAACTGACCACTTTCAACAGCGTGTTTCTGCTGGTGAAATAATCAATAACCCATTTTATAGTATTAAACGAAGGGATGAAAGCTCACTCACTGGTGAGTGGGCCTGGTACGATCCTCCATGCACTGGGACCGCTATAATGCGGAACGAGGGCAACGGACCCCGAAGTTACACTTTCGGGTTTAAGGAGGACTGGCAGTTTCCAATGAATACGGAGGCCGCTGCACGAACCATCGCAGGAACTCAGGCATGGGCAAATGTATCTGCCCCTGAGCTTCTCGGTGGTGAAACGCTTCGCGATCTCCATAGGACTCTGCGCTTGTTTGTCCATCCACTTGAAGGTTTTCACGAGATGTTGCACAAGGTTAGGAATACGAACAAGTTTCGTTCGCAAGCCAAGAGCCTTGGGCAATTCATCGCAGGATCATGGCTCCAGTATCGCTACGGTGCCACACCTGCTTTGCTCGATCTTCAAGCCGCTACCCATGCAATGCTTATCCCTCAGTACTCCACGCGCCTCACGGCACGTGGTAGCGCCTCCTGCCCCGAGTTTACCTCGGAGGAGGTGACCAATCTCGATTCGGACTCCATGTACTATGGGGTACGAACCCACCGCGTGACCCGGAATACGTACTTCCGTGCTGGAGTTCTTTACCAGCACGTAGTAACGGTCCCGGATACATACGGTTTGAGCATTCACAATATCGTCCCTACACTGTGGGAATTTCTACCCTACAGCTTCGTGGCGGATTGGTTTGTGAATGTCGGAGATTGGCTTAGCGCTGTTGTACCAAAGGGAGGTGTCAAGGTGTTAGCATCCTGGACCACTCGTAAGAGTGAGACAGTTTATACGCGTGAGCTAACTGGCTCACCCAAGACCTACGGTAGTAGAACTATTACCGGCGGTCCTGGTTTCATCTCGACACGCAGCGATACGGTCACTGACCGTCAACCTGGCGCATCCCGCGGTTTAGCATTCAGACTTAACGACCTGGATTTCCAGAAGTCGAAGAACTGGCTGCATATCGCGGACGGTCTGACTCTTGCGGGTCAGTACCTGATGAGCCGTCCTAACCAGAAGGCCCCGCGGATGCCCCGCGATAGAACCAAGTCAAGCAATTACAAAGCCTGGCGTGGTGTCGCGTGGTGAAGCGGAGCTCTGGTCAACCCCTAATATAGAGGAAATACTACAATGTCAATCACCCTTAACACTTTGGCCTACGTCCCTGACTTGGCCATTAATGCCAACCGCCAGCCGTATGTCGGTCCAAGCCACACGTTTACCGAGAAAGATCTTTTGATCCTCGGTCGCGTGCTGCCCAAGCCGACTTCGACTTCTCGCGGGAAGGCAAGGTCTCAGGTGAAGCGCATCCGGACTGTGACCTTGGATGACTCGTCAGTAGACGATATCATCGTAGAGGTTAATATCAGCCGGCCCGTCGGTGCAAGTAGCACTGACGTGGATGCTCTCTTGAATGATGTCGGCGATTACTTAATCACCAGTGGTGCGTCTGACCTGGCCAATAAAGGCGACCTCACGGAGTAATTATCGTGAGAGCCCCACAGCTAAGAATCAGACACTACCTCGGTGGTGCCTTCATCATCCTCGTCGTTTATTCTTACGGCGTGAACTTCCTTTTAGGAGCTCGATATGAACCCTGCAAGAAAGAAGAGAGCAAAAGCGCGGACCCGACAGAAAAAGTCGAGCCCAAATACCCTCGGTCGCTTACGCGATGTACTACTGAGGGTTCTGTATGGGAACTGCCAGAAATACAGCTTCTTCCCGGTTGTGCTCCAGTACGTCTTGGAGCACGAATGGGCTGAGCTGTACAGCTGGGCTGAGCGCGTCGACGCAGTTGCAATCGGCGATGCAGTAGAGTATTTCGCTGCTGCTCAGGTATCTGCACTGGTCCGGAAGTACCCGTTCGACTGGAGGCTGTTGAAACTTGACATGTCCCCAGAAGATCGTGCAGTCGAGACCTTCAAAGCATCTGAAATACGATGCAAGAAGGTTAATCGGCTGTTTAATAGGTACAACCGGACCCCGTATACGTTCCGTCTGGAATATATGCGGCGGTGGATTCGTCACGTTTTAGGTGACGCTCCTAACCTCTTAGAGGTGTACCAAAATGCAGACTTCGGTTCAGGCGCAAACCTTGGTGTACACGGAAATGCTACCAACCTCTACCGTAAAGTATTCGCGGAAAGTTGGTCCGTTACCAAGGCTGCCCTACCATACGCAGTTGGTGCGCTCATGCACAATGAAAATGTGGTCCTCCATCTTTATGATGAAAGGAACGGGTGCGTCTGTTTTGATAAAGACGTACTCCATGAGCGTATTATACAAAGATTGCGTACGGTGCCATACAACAAAATATCGTTTGTACCAAAGACAGCGAAAACCCACCGTGGGATCGCTGTTGAACCGTTATTGAACGGCTTTGTGCAGAAGGGAATCGACCAGGTGCTTAGGCGAAAGCTGAAGGCACATGGATACGACCTGACTGACCAGTCGCGGAATCAGTTTCTTGCCAAACTTGGGTCCATAAGTGGGAAATACTCCACCATGGACTTGAGCGCGGCGTCTGATTCCATTTCTGTTGAGCTAGCACGTTATTTACTACCTGCGGAATGGTTCGAACTACTGAACCGCACTCGCAGTGCGTGCTATGAACTTGGGGGTAAGACCTACCTCTATGAAAAGTTCTGCTCGATGGGTAACGGCTTCTGCTTCCCACTTGAAACCTTATTCTTCGCTGCAGCGGTGCGCGCTTCCCTAAATTATCAGGGTTGCGATGACCGTACGCACGCGGTCTATGGGGACGATATTATTGTCCCTACGGATGCGTTCGTGCCCCTTAAAAGGCTGTTGGCGTTGGTTGGTTTCGAGGTAAATACTCGCAAGTCCTTTAACAACGGACCTTTCCGCGAGAGTTGTGGGGCAGATTGGTACAGAGGCCAGGACGTACGTCCTGTGTACTTGGATTATCCGCTTGTTCAATCAGTTGACTTGCGGATTTTCCACAATTCGACGTATCGTGGCTCGTTAGCCGAGGCCTTCTTCAGTGAAGTACGGCCTTACCTGAGAAATCAGGACAGCATACGCAAGCAGTTCCTACGACCGCGCGGTTTCGCAACCGAGCGGCCGAAGAGCTTCCATGGTTTGACGTGGGACGAAAAACGTGTCCTAACGTACAACCTTAATGGTGCTTACGATGTTGAGCTTGACGAGTTTATGGCGTCGAGGTGCGCGAAGTGGGATAGGCAGCAGTTCCGCTGGCGGTGGCGTGAGGTCTTGTATAGACCAGCGCCAGACACGCCGTTAGCGGGTGACTTTGCCTGTTTCGCTCGTGCACAGTACCTAGCCCTCCTTCGTGGTTCACCTGAAGGAAGACTAGCCTTGCGTCGAAAGACGCACGTGTCCATTATCACTCGATAATAGACGAGCCCCTGG